CTTGAAACTCTTTACAAAGATGTTAAGTGGTGGCAAGAACAAGGTTATATAGCATGGTCTGTATCTGGAGGGATGATTGTTCTAGGGTTAGCTATACACATAAGAAGTATAGGTAAATTAATCCGTGCAATTAAAGCTAGTCCAAGAGTTATACTAAATGCTCCTGTAAATACATACAGAAAGTTAAGAGCAGGAAGAGATTGGTTATTTGACAAGATAGAATATCTTAACAGCGAAAGCAAGAAGTGGAGAACAGCATTTAACATAGCTAAATCTCCTTACACATTACTTCGTGCTATGGGGTTTAGTCCTCAGATGGCATTAGGTTTATTAACAGTAGGTGGTTCTGTTGGTGGTGGTGTAGTGGTAAACGAAACTATACTAGCAGAAAGAAACTTTACTAATGGAGATGCTGGAATATACGCAGCTCCTAACAATATACCTTCAGAAACTCTTGAGTCAGCTATGGCTTTTAGAAAAGAAAACAAAGAAGATAATACTTTAAGAATCGTATTAGCAGCTACTCCTGTGTCAGAGATAGGAATCTATGATGTTACTATAGGTACAGCATATACATCATCAACTCTGCCATCAGGTAAAACTGAAGCAGTATTAGTAGAAGGAACAGATGTGTCTGGTGGTACGGCTACTAGAATCCACATAGGAGAATTAACCATAGAAAAATCACGCTGCAAGAGTATGGATTTTTCTGATATAAATGCACACACAATTAATATTATAGGTAATGCAAGTGACGGACAATCGATATCTCAAACAGCAGGTACTGCACGAATGAGAGCAATAGGTGGTGGACATCATCAAGCACAAGCTATGGAAACTAAAGGTGGAACATACGACAGGATATGGATTGATGCTCCTAATAGTGGGGTAAACGGGAAGGTAGATAAACTTATACTATCTAACTTATGGACTAAGGGCGGTACTTGCACCTTTCGGCAAATGGATATCGGAACATTGAATATAAAATTAAATGAAGTAGGTCAAGGTAATGGATTTGATTCTAAAGAATTTACTGTAGCCACAACTGTGACAGCACAGGTGTGGAATGTCAGTAACAATGTGGAGGTATACATAGCAGAACCTACTACACAATAAAAATAATGGGAGAGGGTTTTTTGTTCATTTCCTTTTGAAGTTGATAATCATTCAAACCTAACGAGAATTTTACCTCTCCCTACAAAATGGAGGCAACATGAAAAAGAAATTAAAGATAGCATTAAGCACTATCATACTTACTACTACAGTAAGTTATCTCGTACAGCATTGGTTCAAGCATTCTGGCTTGGAAGATAAGACACTCAACAAACTAGATGATATCAAAGACATATTTAATGGTGGAAACAAATGACTGCCATACACAAGTGGAGGTGGACAGCCTTAATAGTTTATCTAACTATATGTATATATGATTTTATGGTTGTTCCTATTTATTATGGAATAGCACGAATGGGTTTAGACTTGGCTGATTACATGGGTCATCTAAAAGAAATTGAAGATCCATTAGTACAAATGGAATACTTAAAAAAACTTGTATCACAGCACGAACCATTTACTCTGAAAGGTGGTGGACTATTTCACTTATCATTCGGAGCTTTATTAACAGGTTCAGTATTTGGAGGTAAAGAATGATTCAGTTTTCATTGACAACTCTTTCAGATATTATAGATGAAAATATATCTTCAGATGAAAAATTAATTCAATTAATGAAATCTTATATAAGAAATTACAATGATACTTCTGATGATTATAAAAGAGGTAATGGTGGAGATAAATTTTATACAAGAAATGAAATGTTACATATGATTAAAAGAAAAATATTTACGGAGGTAAAGAATGAATTGGATTGCAAAGATTAGACCACAGATATTCCTGGCAATAATTATACTAGGAGCTATATCTTTATATGCTCTAAAGGTAGGGTATGTAGAGGTAGCAACAGCTACTATAGGTGGCTTGATTGCACTAGGCATGAAGGTCTTGGAGGCAGATTAATGTTTACTTATGATTGCGAAGTAACTCGTGTGGTAGATGGCGATACCTGTGATGTTACTATTGATCTTGGGTTTAAGATAATGCACAAGGCAAGAGTAAGGCTATATGGCATCAATGCTCCAGAGTCCAGGACAAGAGACAAAGAAGAAAAGTACAGAGGACTACAGGCAAAAGCCAGGTTAAAAGAACTTGTACGAGAGAAGGACACTAGATTAATTAGCCATGATAAAGGTAAGTATGGTAGAGTATTAGGAGAGATATTGGTTAAAAACCACAATGACAAGTGGAATAGTGTTAATAAAATTTTAGTAAAAGAAGGTCATGCAACAGAATACTATGGAGGTAAAAGATGAAGAATCTTATGCAGGCATATAGCTTAGTCAAAAAGTATGGTCATGTTATCGGAGAGGTAATTAAACTTTTGGAGATTGTAGAGGAAAGTGGGAAGGATAAGAAGTTAACTACTAAAGAACGGAGCATGATTATGAAACAACTTTGGCAAATAGTTTATGCTATCAAAGGAAAAATTTAATTAAGAATAACAATTCTTATTTCTCTTACTATGTATGCTATCCATATTAAAAAGCATACAAATAAGAATACTTTAACATCGTTATTTTGTTTCATATTACTCCTTTAGTAATCGCAAAAACAACCAAAGGAATCCTCTGCTGTGCCTTCAAACATATGCAGCTGGTCCTTTTTTTCTTCAGCTAATTCTTTTAATGTTATTCCTTTTACTATACTTTTATCTTTAGCAGTGTCTAAATTTTTTCTCATCTTCTGCTCCCAATCAGATACTTCTTTGTATCTTTCTGGAAATATATTTAATAATCGTTTCCATTCTTTCTTTCCTTGAGCTATACATCTTCCTCCACAATTATTATGAGGGAATCCTAACTTGTAAAGTCTAGGTATTTCTATTCCCCAAGACTCTACTACTTCAGAATATTTTTTCTTTATCAAAGGTTTCCATATTAAAGGATAGTCTACAGTTACACCTTTAATTTTTTCGTAATTTTTTTTAGGAGCAGCCATTCTGTGTTCTTCTGACCAATCTAAACCTAAGTGTATAGTCAAAGGCTTATCTATTTTTTTTATAAATCTTCTAAACATTTGTTGTTTTAGGATTTTGCTACAGGCTTTTACTCTAGAGTTTAATATAAATTTTTGATCTTCTCCTACTTGCAGTGGTGTCCTGCCATCTTTTAATTTAACCATTTCTATCTCCCAATAACTTTCCAGGTCATCAAGAAATCTATATAGATCTTCATCCTCCCAGCTGGTGTCCATAAAACAAAGAATAACATTGTCTCTGCCATATTTCTTTAATACTAGATCTGCAACGATTGCACTAGCAGTGCCTCCACTCAAACTTACTATGTGCTTCATATGATTTCCTTTAATTCTACAATAGTTTTTATTTCTTTTCTTTTCTTTAAACAATACTTAGGATTTTTATGCGTGTCTCCCATATAAGAAGTTTCTTTGTTGCATCCAGTACACATTTTCAACTTGTAAAATTTTATCTTTCCGTATTCCATGAGAGAAGGCTTGTCATCTAACATTATTCCACTGTCTATTATCCCATCCATAGTAGATTTCATTCCTATAATTAAATTATCTAAATCTATTTCTCTTATGTGATAGAAATAATAACTTACTTCTACTTTATTTATAGGCTCGTCTTTGTCCTTTGCATCTAACCCAATCATCCTTGCCACATCTCTTCTCTCTCTGTTTATTTTTCTTTTAACAGGGTGGATTGCCCTGCTGTTGCCTCTTATTTCAGAAGGTGGAATGTCGTAAAATGTTAAAGTGTATGTTCTAGTATTAATATTATGCTCTCTAAAATGCTATTGATTTTTTAATTTTTTTCCTTCTTTGTATACATATTGTCTGTTTATCCCTGTAACCTCTGTCCAAAAACTCCCACATTTTTTTCCTGGATGTTCATGACAAGTAGTTGAAAAATACTTGTAGCCTTCTAATTTTAATCCTGTTTCAAATACTGCACTCATTAAATCGCTTACAGCAGACACAGGTTTGCCGTCTGCATTGTAAATAACAGGACAGTTAATTAACCTTTGATTAGGTCGTCTTTGTTTCCAGGTCTTTGTACTAGAATATTTAATTCTTTTTTTGTAGTCTGGTATTTTTTTCATGTAATCTCTTTTGTTATGATAACATATATATATTAATTGTGCGTAGTTCCGTAGTATCGAGGGTTAAGTGCGTAAGTATTTTTTTCTACTCTCATAAATTTGTTTCCTCTTTTTGATAACTCTGTTCTTACGACATTAACATTTGTATTAGTTCCCTGTGCAAGTTGCAAGACTGTCTGCTGTCCTTGCTTCAATAACTTTTCTAATTTTTCATGTACAGGTAGTGAGTCGACAAGATCTTCGTGATCTTTAACATCTATAGAAGTAATAACTACTTTATCAACCTGGTCATTTATGTCATTCAAAAATTCTATTCTCATTCCTAATGGTTGAAACATTTTACTGTTATTAGCTTTAGTGTGATACACACCAACATCAACTATGTTTGCTCCTAAATCCTGGCTTTTCTGCATCTTCCATACATTCCTGGCACTTGTACCTTTATAAGATGAGCCTGTAGGAGTATCTCCATCCATCTTTGTAGGGTGGTCAATGATTAAAACACTAGCATTTAATCTATTTATTTTATTCATTATGTTTTTAACATAATCGCTTTCGTTTTGATTGCCTCCAGCAGCCACTCCAAAACTATCTATGACTACGAGACTAATATTTTCTGTTTCTATTTTCTTATTGATGTCAGGCAACTCAGTGTCTATAGTTTTACCTGCCATTTCGATATGTCTTATATCAGGAAGTAATTCGTTGTTGCCTTTTCTTAATGCTTTAATTCTTTTATTAACTGTTCTCCAACTATCTTCCCAATCTAAATATAAAACATTGCCTTGCTCTGGTGCTAATCCTGCATGATCAACTCCACCTTGTACTAGCATACATATGAAGGTTGCTAAAAAAGATTTGCCTTGTGCGCCTGCTCCAAACAATATATTAATTCCGTCTGATCTAATAAGAGGAAACACCTGATACGAAGGTATTTCGTCATCTTCTATACTCCCTATAGTCATGATGTCATTACCCTCTCTATATATTTTAAGAGTTTCTTCAGTTATACTTTCCACGATGTCTGTCCAGGAGTCAGCAAGTGGTGGTAAAGCATTACACATTGTCTTTACAAACGAAGTTTTAGATCTGTTAGAAACAAGGTTTACTCTATCTCTATAAATAGTTTCTCTGGTTATGTTAGGATATTTATTTTTACTTGCTGATACTACTATCTCTGCTGTAGGCACTCGCTTAGTATCAACATGGATTTCTAATAACTCCATCCTAATCCCAATTTTTTCGTACCTAAAAACAACATTGTCATCTGCAACAACTTCTATTTCTGGTTCTAAATCAATTCCTAAATTTTTTTGATGGACATTCTTTAATGCTTTCTCTAGCTCATCCATTAAATCGTCTGTGCTTTCATTCATTTATTCATCTCCTTTAATGCGTAGAATAAATCTATTACATCTCCTCCTGCTTTGCAACCAAAACAGAAAAAAGAATTGGATTTTAAGTATACAGTAAAACTAGGATCTGTGTCTTTGTGCAAAGGACAGATGCCTGATCTTCTGTTTCCTGAAACTCTGCCTAACCTGGTATGCTTCTCTGCTAACTCTTCTACTGTAAAAAGATTACGAATTTTCTCGTATTCTTTTGCATTAACTGAGAAGTCCTTACTAAACATTCTCTCTCTCTTCTCCATTGTAGGTAGTACATACACAGACCAAAATTTTACAGGTCTATTGTGATCGTGTTCTCTTATCCACTGTATTAATACTTGTAAAGTAAGTTCGCTAAGTTCACTGACAACATCCCATAAATCAGGTTTTTTCTTTGCCATTTGTATTGGAACTCTTCTAAAAAATGTCATCATTTCATTTGAATACTTTAGTATTTCCAGGTCTTGCATAGTTTCCTGGAAATACTTTTCAGATTGCTCTTCGTATTCCTTTTGTTTCTTTAAAAGATCTTCCCTATTCAGAGTCACGATACTGTAATTGTGCAAGTTTAGATTCTTTTATCAAATCTTCCCTAGCCTCAGAAAGTGTGGTGTATTTAATTTGATCCTTCTCTATCATAGTTCTTTGTGTTAGTCCTATTTCTTTTAGTATTACTTGGTTAGTTATACTATCGTTTTGACTGACCTGTATTTGTTCGTAAGTTTTTGCAACAGGCTTGTCCTCAGAAAACAAATCTTCTGTTTCCTGTTTATCAGGACCAGGTAATGCATCTTGTTCTGCGTAAGTTCTTACTTCATGGGTTGTATAATAATACATCCATTCTTTAGTGCCATCAAAAGGTTTGTTATTTTTTTTATCGTATTTTACATTACCTTTAGATACAGTTAAGACATAAAGTCCAGGCTCGTAAGGTTTTCTGTCCTCGATACTTTTTTTCATGTATGTATTTTCAGTCCATCCGTTAGGATTTAGCACTACATTCTGCCACTTGACATTAATTTCCCATTGCTGACCTCCTTCTCCTTCTGTGCAGCTTATTATTTCTGCTGGTTCTGTAAATGTTTCTTTTTGTTGTGTCATTCTTTCCTCCAATAGTGATGACTTTCGTTTTCTAAATATCTTTTATTTTTCTTAGTGATCTTCTCCTCATCTCTAACAAATCTGATAGCACGATCTATGCTACTAGGTTTCATTGCTCTCTTCCACCATTTAATAAACTGTGGTAGTTTATCTCCTAGTACACTAGCTAGTTGTTGATTCTCTAGCCAATACTCCAGCATAATATCGTCATTAGACTTATCAAAGATTCCAGGATTCTTTTTATAAAGTTTCTTTAGTTCCTCCTTTACATTCTTATTAGTAAACTTGTCGTTAACATAGTCAGGCATCATACTCTGTTGCATTACTACTCCTATACTTGTGGTGGATATCTTCTATCTAGTTCATTAACCAGGCGATCACTTTCTTGCAATGCCTGGTCAACAAATTTTGGTAGCTTACTTATCTCTTCATCTTCTAATTCAATAGTAGAATCATGTGTCTTAATTCCTTTAACAGAAACAGATACATTTATTCTAACTCTAAATCCTTTGCCGTTGTTTTGATTCATTTACTTCTCCCTTGTTAATTAAAATTTAATTCTTATTTCACTTACTTTATTATTTTTCATGTGTGCATAGACAGTATAGACTCCGTCTCCTCTGCTTGTCCTGGACACAACTCCTTGTGGATAAAGAGAATTTACTTTTGAAAATTCTTTTTTATTCTTGTCCATAGGCTCAAATACTTCTTCACAAAACTTATCCCACCCATCTCTGTCATGTAACCTTTTGTCACTACTTATGTAACCTGGATCTCCTATGTAAATTGTGCCACTATCTACTGATATTATTCCTATTTTTTTTATGTCTGCTTTACTCACTATGTGTTACTCCTATGTACTGTCTTTCTTGTGCTATTTCAGTGCAATCCTTGCAGTATCTATAACCATTTTCGTCATTTCCATAAAACACAAAAGTTTTTTTACTTTTGTTATATGTTAGTTTCAGTTGACAATTATTACAAAAAGCTATCTTTAGATAGGCTTCTTCAACTGAAGTAGTGTTGTGTCTATGTGCTATTGGGATGTAATTTTTTTCTATAAAATTTTTATAGTATTTATAATTAGAATGTTTCCCTTTTTGTTTTGCTTTTAGTTTCCCTGACGCCACTGCCTTGTGGATTGTATACTTATTAAGACCAAACAATTCTGTTAACTCTTTTGTTGTATAGAAATCCTCGTGTGTAGTTCCTTTTCTTTTAAATTTATCTAAACTATTTACCATAATACTTCTCCTAATTATTAATAATCAAATGCATTGGGATATTTTGCTTCCATTGATTCCCAATATTGTTTTGTAAATTTTGTTTTTGTTTCTTTGTGAGGAACACCTTTTCTCTTGTCTTTCTCCCAATCCTCGCAGCTACTACATTGAGACCAGGTGTTGCAAAATTCACATTTGTTTTTGCAAACCAAACAGTTATATTCTTCTTTGTATTTTGCCTCGTCATCGTCACTCCAGGTTCTAAATTTTGTCATGTTTTTCATCCAATAGTTCATTAAGTTTGTCGGTAACTAACCACCTGTCTTTTGATATCCATTCTTCACATCCTTGACAAACAACAGATACCCATGAAAAGTGATAAACTAATGAGACTGCAAAACAGTTAGGGCAAGAGATTCTTTTACCATTCTTGCCTGACCTGGTCTGTTTGTTTACCTTTGCACTATCTATATTTTCAGCATAAAATTTAAGTTTCTTGTTTCTATAATTTTTATGTCTAGGTTTTGGCACAAAAGTTTTACCTCCTATTTTGTTAGTTACAAAATAATCCCATTGTTCTGTTTGTGTCATGCAAAGTTCTATTTCCTCTGTGGTTAATAGTGTTGATAGACTCATGATAAGATCTTTTACTTTGTCTGCTCTCTCCTTCCAGTCTTTCGACTCTTGTGCTAACATTTTTGTTTTAATTATTCCAGGTTTTATTAATTCCCACATTGATTCTAATTTAGTTGCCATTAAGAACATCTCTATACCATACATATATGCTCTCATCCTATCTGAAAAATCATAAGAACTTGGTTCTCCATACTTGCCATGTGCATTGTTAGAATGTGTTTGTACCTCGACTCTTAACTTAACTATATCATCATACTTAGGTTGTTCTTTCATAAAGTCATCTGATTGTAAAACTTCGTCAAGCCATATTATTGATCCGTCATCTATATTCATATTATTCTCCTATAATAATTTTAATTGTTTTTTTGTTTTCATTGGTTGTGCGTTATCTTCCATGTAAGATAATATGTGACTAACAATACGAATAGTAAATCCGTTGCCTAACATTTTGTATCTTTGTGAGTTGCTAATAGGCGTTACCTGGTCATTAGCATCTATGCCAAAAGCAGTATAGTCATCAGGAACAGTTTGCAATCGTTCGCATTCACGACCTGTTAGCTTACGAACATTACTTTTGTTATATGGTTTGTAATCAGTAGTAACATATGTGTCCTGGTATGCTCGATGCATCTTATGTGATGTCGCAGAAAGTGGTCTAGCAATTACAGGATCTGTTGTGTTGCGATCTCCAAGTTCGTAGTTGTGTGGTTTCTTTGTAATAAATTTTTTCATTTTTTCTGTAAGATAATATTTGTCGTCAACATTCTGTATCTTTCCACCTTCTGATCTAGCAGTAAGAGTAGGATGTTTTCCGTCAGGCAAAGTTATTCTTTCTGCCATATTGTAAACACCATCTCGTTCAATAAATTCTGTAATAAATTTGTCATACTCTTTTAATATTATTTCTGCATCTAATATTTCTTTTAACTTATCCCATACTTCTGCTGGAGGAATAGAAAACGAACTGTCTTTTCTAAACCAATGCTCTGCTTGGGTCAATGGCACATCGCAATGTGTAGCTATATCTTTCAATGAAATACCTTTATTAAATTTAGCCATAGCTTTACAATCTCGTAACACTAATACAAATTGATCATCTAATTTATGCTTCCTGATTTTTACTTTCACTTTCTCTTTCTTAGAATATATTTTATTTACAGAAGGTATGTGACCACCACCTCCAGGTGTAATTAAAGTAGGAGATTTTTCTGTGTGGATTTGTACAGGTTTATTAAACCCTCCATATATATTTGAATAGACAGGAAGTTCTGCATTGTCCTCCAGGATGTCTTTTAATTTCCATCCCTCATCGCTTGGTTGTGCAACACCTGGAATGTTTGTCCAATAATATCTTCGTCTCCTTTGGGCAGAAAGAAGAGCAGAGTCTATGAGTATTGGCTCAACATTTAACTCCTCTGTTATTATGTCACGATGCTTATTTGCCATCCGTACATTTTCAAGCACGAAAAATAAATTAGGATTTATTTCCTGACACTCTCTTAACACTCTAATAAATTCAAAAAAAAGTTTAGATTGTGGATGTTCAAAATTCAATCTGCCATTGGATGCCATAGAAAATCCTTGACATGGCGATCCACCGATTACTAAATCAACATGACCTAAATCAGATCCGTTTAATTGTGTGATGTCTCCAACAAAATTTGTGTTTGGAAAATTTTTCTTGGTCACAGAAATTGCATACTTATCAATCTCAGATGCGTGATATTTTTTTACAGGAATTCCTCTGTGTTTCAAAGCTAACTGTGCTCCACTCATGCCATCAAACAATGATGCAACAACAATTGGTTTTTTGTATTTTTGTTTCATATGATTTCTCCTTCTATAATGGTACTAAAGTTTAACTTAAATGTCAATATGATTACTTCCTCTCTATTCTCTTTCTATTTTATTTTGATTTGTAGCAGATGCAAGATCCAGGTAATGCAATAAAATTTATTACCTGGATTTTAAACTGTTACTCCACAATCACAACATATAACCATGTCGCAATCATGACCAACTGCTTTATTACTTTCTGCATGATCTGAATACAAAAATCTTATGTGTTGATGTTCGCATTCTTGCTGGTCCTTCTGATCATCTATCATGGGTCTGTCTATAGGATCATTGTAATCGTAGGCATCCTGTATATTTTTACTCATTGTTGCCTCCTTCAATTAATGCAAATCCCCAAGAGCCTAATGCATTGCCATCATTATCTATTCTGACTTCGCCATCTCTTAATGGGAACATTCGTAATAATTCGCCTTTGTCTAGTTGCAAAACTAAAGAAATGTCGTCAAGTACATTTATAATTTTTGCATTAATTAATAATTTCATTTGTTCCTTATTCATTCTGTTACCTCCCTTTAATCCATGAACATTCTTTTTAAATAATCTGCATCAGTATAAATTCTAATAGCACTAAATTCTGAATAACTATATACAAACATTTTAGTGCTTAAAAATTTTTTGTTTGGAACAGTTTCAATATATGTTCTTTCATCAACATATAATCCTTTTGCAATTCTTTTTAATGCTATTGATAATAACCTTAAAAATTCTGCTTCATCTTGCAAATCATTTAGGTAGTGCATTTGACCTTCTTCACAACCATCTTTTATATGTAAGGTTTCTACTGCCAAAATATTTGGTATTAACCTTCCTCGCAATATCGACAATAGATTCAACTTAGATAAATTTATTTCTTCAAATGTTTTCTCACTCATTTATTTCTCCTTTATTTTTATAATTCCATTTTCAATAAGTTCATTTGCAGTTCTGCCAAACCATCCTTGTAATTGCCATGCCAATCCTGTATCAACTAAATACTGCCATGCTTCAATAACTTCTTCTTCACTAGATGCTTCAACAAAACCTTCTGCAATTCCTACTGCGTTAAATTGATTCATTTATTTACTCCCTTATGTTTTTAATTTGTTAAATTTTTTTTCTCTCTCTCCGTTCTCTCTCCGTTCTCTCTCCGTTCTCTTTCTTCTCTCTTTTTATTTAGCTTTAGATCCAGGTAATAATTAAATTATGCGTTACCTGGATCTTGATAACCTCCTTTAATTTTTTATTTATAATTTAATAATCTAGACTTTCCCATTCGTTTATAAACCTGTCTAAATAATCTATGATATTGTCATCATGTTTAAGGAATATGTGTTCGTGATTGGTGTATACTTCCCCTTTTTTATTTATGATTTCATATCTTAAATCATCAGCAGAAATTAAAGGTAGTCCATATTTTTTTAAGAATTGATTATAACCATCCTGTAATTTTTTGGCTTTCATATCTTTATACATTGTTACTCCTTTATTTTTTTAATTAATGTTTAATATAAGTAATTGATTTGATATCTTTATTCCAACACATTCTGCAATCATTACATTGACCATTAGAATTTGGCTTAGTTGCTGGACATACTCTAGAATCATTTGGAATGGTGTCGAGCTTATCGCCATCGTATACATATGATTCAGTTATATTATCCATTGGTTGCATTTTGTATGCATTGATTAATGGGTGTGATTTTCTCACATTTAAATTATTTGGTATTTGATTGGCGTATATTTTAACAAGTTTAAATTCTTTAGTTGGTAGCCAAAATTTAATTAATGGATTTAAGTTAGCAAGTGTAATAATATCTTGAAACATTTCTGCTCCCTGAATGTCGCCACTGTCAAACCATCTAAAATATTTTGTATCTTGTATTACTTTTTTATTCTTTAATAAATAATCCATAGATAAAAGCCAAAGTTTTCTATTTGTTCGCCATAATTCCAGGCGTTTCGCATATGCGTTTTGTTGAGTTGGTAACGATTGCATACCCTTTAATGCATAGCATCCGTCACAAACTGTTGCTTGGTTAGACTCTCTCAACTTCGTACCTGTTGAACAATCTAAAGCCGATATACTCCAAGATAGCGAAGGCATTTTTGAAACTTTGCTTAAGCCTCCAACATTTTTAGTTGCTTCTTTAATTGTCAATTGCGTTGTTAATGTCATTTTATTTACTCCTTATTTAATTTGGTTTTGCGTTACCTGGAACTTTAAATTTCTAAAACTAATAATTTATTTTTATCTAATTTAATTATTTGATTGTAACTTTTAATAAATGAATTCATTATTAATCCGTTGCGTACCATTTCAGTATTATAAAACTCCGTTCTGTATGGTGTCGGATTAGTACAATTAGTTATTATTTTCTCTTCATCGCTACACCTAGTACAAATTAAACTAGATGTTTTAAAATCCCAATCAAATAATTCATATCCAAAAGATTCTCCATCACGCCCATTTTTTATTCCTGATATCATGTATTCGATAGATCCGTAAATATTTTTATCATCTTTTTGAATTTCTATTTCCTCGTCCTCGTATTTTTTTCTATAGTTTTGCCAATTAATTAATTGGATCACGAATCCTGTTCTTTGTTTCTCTTTCATTTTTATTGCTCCTATTTTTTATTAATTTTATTTCCTGGAATTTTTTAAATTTTTGCTATACCTGGATCCAAATTCCACTGATGCAAACGCTAAATCTTGTAAGTTGTTTTTAATTTGCGAATCAAAATATATAATCGCTTTGTTATTGTGAATTTCAATTATTTCTTTTAATTGTTTCCGTTTCCAATTTCTGAAATTTGGTTGCATTATATAGCTCCTTCTCTTTTAATGTATGTATTTAATCTAGTGAGTGTTGGGGTTGCAACTGTTGCAATTGCATATACTTTTTTGGCTTTGCTTATTCGTTCTCCTGTAAGATCGTTATAAAAATAATTTCGATTTTTATATTTCTTAGGGTTGTAACTTACACGAATAAAATTTTTATTTTCGTTGAAATTGTCGCTATACCTGGTTTCATGATAATTATATTTACCCTTCACATATGCTACAACTTCTCGAGAATTATTTTTAACAATTCTTTCATGCCCTTTAGGTTGCACGATAAATTCAGCATCAGACAATACTATTAATTTATTAATTTCGTGCTTTGCTTTACCTTTACTACCTTCTTTAATAGTCATCATTTTTTTATTAATGTTTCCGTGTATCCTGATTTGCATTTTTCTAGCTCCTACTTTTTTTTAATTAAGTGTTGCGTTGCTTACTTCAAAACATATTCCAACGTGACAATCATCACACACAATACCACTATCTAATCCACATCCGTCACATATAAAACTATTTTTTTCTAATGGTGTAATTTCGCATACTTCACACATTTCTAGCTCCTCATTTTTTGTTAATAATTAATCTATATATTTATTATAGGGCAATGGCTATAAAATGTCTATGAAATTAATATATATATTTGTATAAAAAATAATCTCTTTATGAAACTAATATTCACAAAAAATAGAAATGATATAAAAATATAAAACGTATTATCTAGGACGTATTATCTAGGACGCTTTACCTGGAAATTGACATATAACAAAAATAAAATTGATCATAAATATATATATTTAATCGCAAATTTTGCACAGAGTAGCCGAAGCAACTGCTCCTACTTTTAAGCCTGGAAAATTGCGGTTTAAAGCCATTCCTGACGCATTAAAAGTTGCTATCGGTGCTCCGAAAATTTCGCACGATACTATAATATTTATCCTTCGTGAACGAAGTGAACGATAGGAATAAATATACAATTTAAAAAAATAATATAAATAATAAATAGATACAATATAGGAAAAAGTATAAATAAAAATAAATGTAATATAAGGGAAACTATAAAGATAAATAAATATAATATATTAAGTGGGTGGGTGGAGGTAGTTAGTAAGAGAAGAGAGTTAGTAGGGGGCATGTCTTGGGGAGTAGGGAGGAAGAGTGAACCTACCCTTGACAAAATTTTTTTTACAAAAAAAGGGTCTATGAAAATTAACAACCAGTTACTGGAGGAAAAATTAACAAATAATTAACAAATAATTAACAATAAATTAATATACCCAGCCTAATATATAAGGAAAATTAACACCCTGAAAGGAGTAGTGTTAATTATTCCTGATATAGCAGTAAAAAATTAACAAAAAATTAATTCATTAGTATATATAAACCCTTATAATAGGGTTTATATAATATATATAATATAGTATATATATATATATATATATAAGGGAGTGTAATGAATAATTTAGAATTGAGAGATCATATTACTTTTCAGAGTGATAACCAGGCTTTAATGCTAGACGAAGGTTTTGACGATGCTTGTATAGGTATTACAGAGCATACTGTTGGTGGCGACAAAAAGGTTTATGCAGTTTATGATTTTGATTTGTTAGTAGAAATTATAATGAATGAATGGAAGCTAACTCAGGATGAAGCTATGGACTATATTGGTGTAAATATTACTGCAACAGGTGCAGAGAACTATCCTATGATATTTTACAGTAGGTAAATATTGAATAGGAGTGATATATCCATACCATATATTACCACTCCTATCCAATTAAAGGAGAAATAATGAAATGAAACATTATTACAGTTACTTTTTAACACAAACAAGTTGTCTTTACAACAAATTTAAGTTATATTTGTTACTATGCCCAGAGGAATACCTAAAAATAAATTAAGAAAAGACGAACTAGAACACAGAACTAGTTTTTTACAGGCGTTAACTGCTTGGGGAACTGATGCTAAAGCACTTAAAGTTAGTGAAATTAGTAGAACAACCTTGTACAGATGGAAACAAGACCCTGATTTTTTAACAGAATACACACAATGTAAGAAAGATTTTGGCGAAAACATAGAACATAAGGCTTATCAATTAGTATTGCATATGTTAACACCTGAAGTTATAGATAAAAAAGTCGAATACAACAAGGATGCCAGGTATTTTCAGACACTTACTATGTTTGTTCTTAACGGAATGTTCCCAGAAAAGTATAAAGATCATAAAGGTGCAGAACAAGAGGCTAGTGATGTTATGAAAACCTTTAGACAAGCTATTAAAGAGGCTAAAAAACCTACAGAAAAACAAACAAATGAGAAAAAACAAGAAGATTTTGATATAAGTGATATATTAAGGAAAGAATAATGACTACAAAAAAAGAAGATGTAGTAAAAGCCTTGTATAATATGGTAGATTTTAAGCCAACTGAAGCACAAACACCTATTTTAAATTCAAAAAAACGATATATTTTAGTAGCTGGAGGAGAACAAGCAGGTAAAAGCATGATTGCTAGTAAGTATTTACTATCAAGAGTGTTTGAAACAGAAACACCTGGACTATATTGGCTGGTCGCAGCAGACTATGAACGAACAAGAGCTGAATATGAATACCTTGTAGATGATTTTGAGAAGCTAGGAGTATTAAAAAAAGCCTCAAAACGAGTAGATCCTGGCACAATAGAACTAGTTGATGGCACTAAGATACAAACTAAATCAGCTAAAGATCCCAGAACCCTTGCTATGAGAGCACCAAACGGAATAATAGGTTGCGAAGCATCACAGTTGGATTTAGAAACATTCCACAGATTACTAGGGCGTTGTGCGCCTAGAAAAGCATGGATGTTCTTAGGTGGTACTTTTGAAGGATCATTAGGTTGGTATCCACAAATGTTCCAGACTTGGCAATACGGAGAAGATGACTCACAGTCCTATTCCTTACCTTCTTATACTAACAAACATCTTTATCCAGGTGGAGAAAACGATGAACAAATTATTAAACTACAACGAATGACCTCTGATGATTTTTTTAAAGAAAGAATACAAGGCATTCCTTCGCCACCACAAGGATTAGTGTTTCCTGAGTTTAGACCCGATACTCATGTACAAGAAGTAGATTACATTCCTGGAGAACCTGTACACATATGGATGGATCCTGGTTACGCAGGTGCTTATGCTGTATGTGCAGTGCAAATAATTAATGACAAAGTTATTGTGTTTGATGAAATATACGAACAGAACTTAATCACAGAAGAAATAATAGATATCGCTATGCAAAAAAATTGGTGGAGTGATGTGCAGTTCGGAGTAATTGATGTAGCAGGATATCAACACCAAGCTATGGCAGCACCAGCAGAAGTATGGTTAGACAAAGCTGGATTATACATGGACTCTGAAAAAATTAAAATTAACGATGGTACTGAAAGATTTAAGTCTATGCTTAAATTAGACCCTAGTACACACGAACCTAAAATTATAATTAATGCAAGATGTAAAGGACTGTTATCAGAACTTGGATATGCTCCAAATCCTTTTAATGGACAAACACAAGTTTACAAGTGGAAAACAGATCGTGACGGAAATGTGGTTGGCAATCAGCCTGAAGATAAGTATAATCATAGTGTTAAAGCATTAATATACGGACTTGTCAACAGGTTTGGGTATAGTTATTTAGCAACAAGAAACTCAATTCCTGTGAGAAGGTGGAGATAATATGGCTAAGAAACCAAAAGCCGAAGAAATAATAAATAAAGTTGAAGCACATTATGATTCAACAGAGCCACTTCGTAACAGAATGGATGAAGATTATGCACTATACAGATTAGATCCTTATGATGCAGGAGAAGATTTCCATTCATATACATCCAATGAACCAGCAACATACGCTGATAAAATAGTATCGTTTTTAAATTCATCAGAACTAACTGCTCGTATCCCTGTTAATTCACAACAAAGAGAACAACGAGAAGCTAACGATCAGAAAGAAAGATTTTTTATAGGTGCTTTAAGAAGTGCAGACGAAAGACTAAGAAATGCAATACAACCAGATATTAAAGCTCAACTAGCCTGGTATATAACAATAAGAGGCTGGTATGCAGGCAGAGCTTGTTTAGTAAAAACAAAAGACGAAAAAACTTATATTGACATAACACCATTTGATCCTATGCACACTTATTGGGCAACAGGTCACGATGGTTTAATATGGGCTTGTTATAAAACTAAACGATCTAAAGAAATGATAGAGTCACAATACAATGTTAGATTAAATATTTCTGATGATTATGATGACTGGATAGAAGTATACGATTACTACGACAGAGAGTATAACATGGTTGTACTTTCTAATGGCAAAGTAGTTAAAAAAGCTACACCACATGGCTCTCCTAATGTTCCTGTATTTATCGGAGCAGTAGGAAATAACCCTGAAATACAGGCACTCAATCAAACAGTAGCGATTGATGATACCATAAAAGATTTTGGAGAATCTGTATTCAGACACAACAGAGGCATATACGATAAAAACAATCAGATATTATCTACAATGCTAGAGTTAACAGCTCGTGCTAAAAGACAAGGATTAAAAATTAAATCAAGAGATGGTAATAAAACTTTAGACGAAGATCCTTACAAAGAAGGTACTGAAATATCTTTGGCACAGGGAGAAGATGTAGAGCCATTAGGATTACTAGAAATGTCTAGGGAAACAGGAGCTTTCTTAGGATTGCTATCTGGAGAACTACAAAGAGGAGCATTGCCACATAGCATATACGGAGAATTACAATTCCAACTATCAGGCTTTGCTATAAATACCTTAAGACAAGGTGTTAATTCTATATTAGAACCCAGAATAAAAGCACTTGAAGCAGCATACTCAAGAATATGTATGTTATTAAACGATCAATATTTAACAGATGCTTTTGATACTTTGCAATTATCAGGAGAAGATATGAATAGAAATTACTTCTCGGAAGAAATAACTCCAGATGCAATAAGAAATGCAGGAGATATTATTATTAAGTTTGTAGGACAACTGCCAGAAGATGATATGTCTAAGATGAGTATGGCTCAAATGGCTAGAGAAGGCGAAAGTCCATTATTACCTGATATATTTATTAGAGATAAAATTCTTGGGTTACAAGATACTGACTTAGTAGATGATGCAATTAAAGAGCAACAGGCAGAAAGAGTATTGCCTGAAGCGACATTATGGTCGCTACTTGTTGCAGCAGAAAATAGAGGAAGAAGTGATTTAGCACAATTTTATTACGGAGAATTATTACATATTATTAGAACTAAAGACAGGGAAAGGCAACAGGCAGAAATGCAGGCAACACAGCCACCACTACCTACACCACCTACGGCAGACCCACGAGCTATGCCTAATGCTATGATGGGTGTTCCACCTCCCACACCAACACCACCACAGGGAACAGTAGCACCTAATACACCAAGACCTGGAGCTGGAGGTATATAAAATGACACCACAACAAATAGCAGAAGCAAAAAGAATGGGAAGATCTGAATCTTCTATTATTGCACAACATGCACAAGATTTATCAGCAGGAGGCATAGGAATGGCAGAAGCTATGGGCATTGCATCAGAAGATGTTGCTAACATAGATCCTTTTGCAGCACAATTTTATACTATTGATCCTCAAACTGGTGGAACAATGTCAAAAGCAGATCAGGATAAATATATTAAAGAGTCACAAGCAGAGTTAAACGAACTAGCATCAAAGAACGAACAGTTTGCAAAATTAAGAGATGCAGCATTTTCGTCAAACGATCCTGGAGAAATAGCTAAAGCAATAGAATCTTCAGACGAATTAAGAAAAGCAGCTAACGAGTTTGCTGGATACTTGTCTAAAGAACAAGGTAGCATGGGATATGGTGGATTTGAAAGAATGAATTGGGATGCTGCAGACCAAGCAATACAAAATGCAGATGCAGGAGAAGCTAGATTAAATGTATTGTTAGGAGATGATGACACTGACGATGACGATGGCGACCTTCCAAAATCACTAGATGATAAACAATTAAAAGCAATTCAACAAACAAGACTAGGCAATTTTAATTACCCTGTAGCTGGAGCAGAGTTTGGTTCTCCATTTCGAAGAAGTGAATTTGTAGCAAGAGAAATATCTCCACAAGAACAGTTACAAAGATTCGCTGCGTTTATGCCTGTAACTACAGTAAGTCCTGAAATAGCTAGTTATATGCAAGACATTACACCTGAATTAGTAACATCTTTTTATGCACAAGGAGCTGGATTGCCAGGATCTCCGTATGCTGTTACGGATGATTCAGGCATGAGTTCTTTTGAAAGATTTTTAGGCAGTGGTACAAGATTAACTCCTGAACAAATGAGACAATATGCAAATGAAGTTAACACGGCTTTGTTATCAACAGAAGCACCTACTCAAAGACAACAATTTTTACAAGCTGCTTATGCAAGTCCTTCAGCACAAAGAAATTTATATGAACAAGCATTAGGAACAGGCACTGCAGCAGCAACAAGAGATGCTCTTGCTAATATGATAAACAGACAATATAGGCAACAACAATTTCAAACACCAGGACAAGCATTTTTGCCAACAGCAGGGCAACCTAGAGCATTCCAGACACAAGAAGCGTTGTTAGGACAACCATTTGATGCAGATGATTATGTAAATCCGTTTCAAGAATTTATGGTAGGTAATTAATATGGCAAATGGAAATAATTATTTTACTAATCCTTTTATGGATTACACAGGAGGCACACCAGCCACAAGTATAAGAGATATGCTTGAATACAAACCATCTTTAGCATATTACAGTTCTCCTACAGGACAGGCATTCGCAGGAAGAGGTGGAGGACAAAGACAATATTTTCAAAGATCTTTTGGCGATATATACAATGAATATTTAGGACAACTAGGTAGTCAAATTAGAGAGACAGGAACAGCACCTACCAGAAGATTTGAAGATTTCTTAGCAGATGATCCTTTTACTAGAAGATACACAAGAATGAGTCCTAGTATGAGAAGATCGTTTGGTGCAACAGATCGAAGCTCATTTTCTCCAACAACCAGATTCTTATATTATTGAGGTAAATAATGCCTCATATACCAGGACATAATATAAATCCTTTTGCAGGGTATGTGCCTACACCTCCACCTATGTCTCCACAAAGATTTCCTATGCCAGGAGAATATCCAGGAGAATTAATTTATGGAAATATTACACCAACAGTTACAACACCTTTGCCACAATTTATGAATTTAATAGGATCAGAAGGACAAGAGTTTGTTTTTGCTAACGAACCTGGTCAGATAGATGCTATCCCTACATTAACTCCTGAACAAAGAATAGCAGCAGGGTTGCCTGCACAAACAGGTAGGATGGGATTTTTTGAAGATCTTAAAAGCTCTGCTGGTACAATGGCAGGAAGAATACCTGAGTTAGCAAGAGCTATTGCAAACATCTCGCCAACCAATCCTCGACAATATTACAATATGTATAAAACCATGACAGACCCTGAAGCAACTACTGGACAAAAATTATTAGCTCCAGTTATGCCTGCATTAGATGTTTTATCTGCAGCAGAACAAGCAGTATTTAAACCATTTTATTCTGTTTATGGTGGAAGTACATTAGGAAACATACCAGGTGTATACGAAGGGGAAAACTTTGAAAGTGTATTAAAAAAATACAGAGATCAAGGCTTTAATACAATAGAAGCATCAGAAAAAGCATTTGAAGAAATAAATTTATCTGAAGTAAACAATCCTTTGCACAGCGTAACAGAAAAAGGAATAAGCAAATTACCTTCATGGGCATCGTTTTTAAGTTATGTGAACCCTGAAACATTTGGATGGAAGGGAGCTATAGAATTAGCGTTTGACCCATTTGTTGTTGGAACAGGAGGATTAGGTGCTGCAAAAAAACTTAGAAAACCATTATCAGCATTAGCAAATAAAGGAAGAAAAGCTCCTATAGATAACGCTACACTTAGAGCATCAGATAAACCTTCAACATACTTTCCAGACATTCCTAAAGAACAGCCTGTAAGACCTGTGCCAAAAACTTTAAGAAGAGAAGAAACATATTTCCCAGACAAAAGACCAATGACATTCTTTGATGAAGTTCCACCTAGAACACCTACTGCTCCTTTACGACAAGCAGAACAATACTTTCCAGATACACCACCAAAGAAAACGCCACCAAAAAAAGAACCTAATCCTGTATATGATAATTTATCTAAAGAATTAGAAACTAAACAAAAACAATTAAATGCACTTAGCTTAGAGCAATCAAAAAGATATACAGGCAACTTACTAGATGACAAAGGATTAGAAGCAGTAGACAGTGTTGATTTAGAAATTAATCAATTACAAAAAGAAATTAATGTTTTAAAACAAGAATTAAACAATACTCCAAAAGATACTTTTTTTGATTCACGAACAGACACTCCTATAGATCCACAAATGAGAGCAGGGCAATACTTTCCTGATACTCCAACTAACACTGGTATTCAATCAGCAACTCCTAGTAGTCCTACTACATACTTTAAAGATCCACCTCCACAAACTCCTGTAGAACCATTAGGCAGAGATGTAGAATCTTATTTTCCACAAAGACAATTAATAGAAGATTTGCAAAAAACTAAACCTTCGCAACAAAAACCAAGAGTTCCAAGAGAAGGAACTTTAGATGATGCTATAAGACCAGGAGAATTACAAGGTTCGCAATTTAAACCTGTGCCTGGAACTAAAATAGTAGAACCATCTGCAAATGCAAAACCATTTTTAGGAGAGCATTTGTCTAGTGGAATTGTTGTAGATGTAACAGGAAAGTTTGACAAAGTTAGAAATTTTCTAGGAGGAATTATAGGAGACAACGAAATTTTGCCTTTAGGAAAATTAGGAATCCCTACTTCATTAGCAGCACAAGCAAAGCCAGTTATACAAAAAATATTTAGATGGGCAGAGCAAGTAACACAGGCAGGAAGAAGCAGAGGAAGATCTTTTAAAGATCAATACACTTCTCGTATTAAAGAGCTAAGTAAAGTAGAAGGAGTAGATATTGAAATTGTAAATGACACTCCGTTATTCAGACACCTTATAGGTGTAGATGAAACACTTAGAGGTGTAGATGATGAACTTATTGCACCAGCAATAGAAGATATAGCTGCAAGATATCCTAAGTATGTAAATAATTTATCACGAGAAGAAATAGAATTTTTTAATTTTGTAAAAAAAGAACTAGATCCTTTTAATGATTACATGAGAAAACAAGGGTTTCTTGAAAAGGGAATTAGAGACGATATTATTGATGGTGGGTTTTATATGCCTAGAGGTGGAGAGACAAAAGCAATAACAGAGGGAGTAGATGCTTTTGCTAAAACTGATATGCCAATAGGAGAATATGTTAAAAAACCAAAAGGTCTTGGAACAGGAGCATTGCCTTTAGATGCAGCTAAGTTTGATAGCAAAGCACAAGGTGTTATGTTTAATGATGGTGTTACAAGATACAAATACATGAATACAGGGGATGCTGTTGCTGATTATATAGAAGCAATATATAGGCTAGAAGCTAACACTATTAGAGCTTTATCATTGCAAGAATTAAGAATAAACGGAAAAAAAATAGGGTCAACATACCATCAGTATTTAACAGATAATTTTGGCAAAGGTGTTTTTCCAGAAAACATAGAAATATCAATTAACAAAATGCGACAAGCCAGAAAAAATTTAATTAACTTAAGCAGATTAAGTGGTGCTATAGACGAAAGATTAATAAGAAAAATAGATGACATTTTACAAAATCCTTTTACAGAATCTTCTGATGTTGCAGATGTTATAGATGATATAAAAAAAGCATTAGTAAAAGCCTCGTCAGTGCAAAGAGGAAAATATGCAGGAGCAAACAAGTTAGAAGTAACAAAGTTAATAAAAGAAACAAGAAAAGAAATAGATAATTTAAGACCTGAATATAATAGAGCTATTAAATATATAAAAGAAATGCACAACAAAACAGGGGAACACATAATGGAACTTCCTGGAATGTCTAATCATGTGTGGGCAGATGACATGGTAAGAGAAATGCACAGAATAATTAAAAGCGATCCAACATTAAAATTCAAAGATCAAACTGATGCGTTAAAAGCAGCTAATGCTATAGGAAGAGGTACTGGAGCTACAGGAGACAACTCAGCTCCTTTTATTACATTGTTTTTTGGATGGGCAAAAGCTCCTAGAGCATGGGCAAAAGGAGCAGCAGCAAGTTTACAATCCTGGACTAATCCTGCTGTTATGGGTAACAGAATAAAAACTGTAAATAAACAACTCAAAGATGATTATGGAATAGAAGTAAACGATTTGTATAACAATGGGTTGCATCACTCTGGTGGAGCAATGGAATTTTCTATAGGGCAAGAAGGTGGAAATGTAATAGCACGAGCAGGAAGGCAAATACAAGCATTAAAAATTCCTATACCAAAAACAAAAAAAAGTGTTGCTCCTATTGAAGCTGCAAACAGAGCCTTTAGTAATGCAGCAGATGTTATGAGATTAGAAATGATGTTGCAAGAAATGAGATATAACAAAGTAACTAAATTAAATGTAAAAGAATATATGTCATCAGGGCAAATGAGAGAAGCAGCAACCTCTATTAATAGAATTACAGGTTATAGTGCAAGACCATTTGCTGGAACAATGGGAGAGTTGTTAATGTTTGCACCAAGATATTTTGCAACTAGATTAGAAAATTTACTTATGGGTATTTTAGCTTCAGGGAAAGGTGCTGTGCCTGGTGTAACATTAAGCATACAGGAAAGAATGCAAAGACAAGCATTGTTAAGGTTTGCAGGTTATGGCACAGGACTAACTATTATGATAAATGAAATGCTAGGAAATGAAACAGATTTTAATCCTATTAAAGAAATAACTACATATAAAACTGTAACAAAAGAAGATGGAAGAAAAGTTAAAGTAGCTTCTAAAAAACGAGCATGGAATCCTAACTTTATGACAATAAGATGGAATGACAGAGATTACAATACTTTTGGTTCTTCGATGCAAATAGTAAGATTGTTTTTTTCATTAGGATTAGCATTGCAAGATAAAAATCCATCAGAATTTATTAAATCATTAAGAGGAATATCATCTCCTATAATTGCCAGATCATGGGATTTGATAACAGGCGAAACATTTGAAGGCAAACCTGTTGATCCTTTTGGTTTGACAGGAAAAGACAGTCCTATTACCGAAGATATTTTAAATTTTATAGAAACTTTTGTTCCTTTTGCTTTGCAAGATATGGGAATGAATATTGCAGAAGCAAAACAAAAAGCAGAACGAGAAGGTATTGTTAAAGGATCAACAACAGGAGTAACAAATATTGCAACAGATTTCTTTGCTGTGCCTAACTCTCCAATGTCAATAGGAGATTTATTAGAAGATACTGCACAAATAAATTTTAATAAAAATTATTATGATTTACAAAGTTGGCAAAAAGATATGGTAAGGCAGTTAATAGAAGGAGAGCTTAGTCCGTTTCAAGAAGCAGCTAAAGAAAGAGTTACTGAAGGATCACAGCATTTTGCAGCTATAGATGCCATAAATAAAGAAAGAGTAGACAAGTTAATAGAAGCAGCTAATGACAAAACATTATCTGCTTATCAGTTTTATCAAAAATACAAAGATATTGAAGATGAAATAAGAGTTCAAAAATCAGCAATAGCTATAGAGTTTGAGGAATCAGGGGAAGGTATTAATGACCCAGACCCTAATATCAGAGCATTAGCAAGGTATCATTCTATAAAAGAAAAAGCTCTAACACCAGCAGGATTAATGGATTGGAATGTTTATGATCTTTTAATAACTAAATTTATGCAAAGTGCAACTAAAGAACAACAGGAATATATATTGAAAAATACAAACAGATCTCCAATTCCTTATGAAGTAAGAGAAAGGTTAATACAAACAAGACAAGGAAGATTGCAGTGGCAAAAAATAATGCAGTCTCATTTATTAAGGCAACAAGAATTGCAAGGCAATCAACAACTATTAAAAGTATTAGATGATATTTTTTATGGTAATACTTTTAAGAAAGAGAATTGACAAAATATAAACAAAATAGGATACTAGATTAGGAGGAAATTATGGTAACCGAAAATAACGAACAACAAATTAATACAGAAAGTGCTGTTACAGAACCAGCAGCTCCTGCTCCAAGCACGGAAGCTCCTGTTACTGAAACATCTACTGAACCTGTAATCACGCCTGTTACACCTGAAGAGGAAACAGTAACAGAAACTACTGAAGCAGATGCTCCTGTTACACAGGAAGGAACACAGACACAAACTGTAGATACTGCTGATACACCTGTTGCAGAAAATACAGACCAAGTTGGAGATTTAACAAAACAACTTGAAGAAACAAAAAAACAACAGGAAGTTTTGCAAAGACAAATAATGCAAAACGAAGTAGAAAAACAAAGACAAGCTATTGAAACTGAAGCAAGGAAATACAACCAAGCATTAATAGATCAGGGAATGGATGAGTTGCAGGCACAGCAGTTAACAGAACAATTAAAAACATCCAGGCAAAAAGAAGTTCAGCATTCGCAAAACATTCAAAACCTAGATGCTTATTATCAAGGTAAAATGAATGCTGCTATGGAAATAGGAGAGAAACATGGTGTATCGCCTAAACAATTAATGAATTACAATACTCCAGAAGAAATGGAGAAACACGCAAGTTCACAGTCTAAAGTTGCAAAATTAGAGGCAGAAGTTGCCAGGCTAAAGAAAGAGCAAGTGCCACCACAACAGATGGACACTAGTCAAGCTCCAGCAGAAGCCTCCTCAAGTGAGGACAGACTTTTAGACAGATACAATGCAGGGGACAGAAGTCCTGAAGCAATAAATGCTGCAAAAAGAATCTTAGGATTATAAGCAGCAAGGTAACTTGTCCACTTAGGTGGTTTATAAATAAGTTGATAGGAGGGCGTAATGGCTCAGACCGCGACAACTGGTAATCTGGAAAATGCCAGTAGAATTATTATTTCTGCTGCCAGATATACAGAGGAACATAATGCTCCAGCAATGGCGTTGATTGAATCCTTTAGTCTACCTAGTGGTTCAAAACAGGTTACAGTACCTAAAGTAGGACAAATGACTGTTAGTGATCTAACAGATGGCGTAGACATAACTGACGATGAGGAAATCGGAATGACAACTGTTGATCTTACTGCAAGTGAAGTAGGAGCAAAAGTTATTTTAACCGACAAACTTGTTCGTGAGCAACAAAACAATGTATTCACAATAATTGGTAAACAATTAGGAGATGCAATGGCAAGAAAGAAAGATACTGATGTACACGCATTGTATGGTTCTTTAAATGGTGGCACAACTGTAGGTGCTGCAACTAAATTCATGAAAACACAAAATGTTCATGGAGCTATAGCTTATGCTAAAGCAAATAAATTTGGTAGTGATGTATACATACTACATCATCCAAACTCAGTAGCATATCTTTCAAAAGAAGCAGCAACAGTAGCATCTACTGCTACCAATGCAGTTCCTGAAGGATACAGTGCTGATTTACTAAGAAACTTTTATAGTGGATTAAGACCTATAAACAATGTTCCAATCTTTGAAGATGGTAACCTTGCTGTAGATTCATCAGATGATGCAACAGGTGTTATAGCTTCTAAGGGAGCAATGGCAGTTCTTAACTCTGTAGAAACAAGACAAGAAAGACAGCGTGATGCAAGTTTGAGAGCCACTGAGGTGGTTATGACTTCAGACTATGGTGTGTTTGAATTAGACGACACCAAAGGAGCTGGACTTATTTTTGATGCAGACGAATTAACTACTAACAACTAATGATTAATGGAGGAATCATATGGTCAATCATTTGTACGGAAACAGAAATAAACCTTTGCGAGATCAAATTAACAAGCAGAGGAAAGATATGGGAATAGATAAATTTGAAGGATTGCTACCAGATTGGCAAAGCAAAACTACATATTACAATCATATTCCTAAGTTTAATACTGATGGGGAGTTAGCAAAGCCTTGTGGCTCTGCTTATCCTAACCAACCAAGTGATCCTTCAACGCAACAAAGACGAGGAAATATTGGGTTATTCCCAATAGAGTGGGATGGTAATTGCAGACTTAAACTACAAGGGAAAGCCTGTGTATGCAAACCCACAACAAATGTAAAGAAAACAGAATCTACTCCAAAAGAAAAACCTGTAATTACTAAAGTAACTGAGGTGGACACAGAGGAGTAGTTCTGTGATCTAGTATAAGTGTAACGATTGACCGAGCTTATACGAATTTTATTTATCGGTTGGTCGTAGAGGCAAGTCCTCTACTTTATAAATAGGAGGGAAATCATGGCATTTCCTGTTACAATACAAGGCTCTTTTGGAGACGAGAAGGTTACTTCTTTAACAAAGAAGAATCGGATCGGAGCTAGAATGGTACTTCCAGATGGTAGTGAGTTCGTTTATGCTTATGCGGGCGAAGCAATTACTGCTGGTAAAGTAACCATGCAGGCTCAAACTGCATCAGACCATATTAAAGACTTAGCCGTTGC